GAACGGTGGCTTCCGCCCGCTCTACGGAAACGGAGGGCGAAACAATGAATTATGTATGCTTGCTGGGTATCAATCCGAAGGAGGTTCAGAAATGTAACGCTTCCGAATGCCCTACTTGCGGCTGGGAAGCGGCGGAGGCAGAACGCCGCCGCGCCTACCTTCACGAACACGGCTTGACGCTATGCGCGGACGGGTTGCGCCGTCTGATTATTCCAAAGAACGGAGGTAACGAAGAAATGAAGTACAAAGTATGCGACCATTGCGGCGCACACCTTGACAACGGGGAAACGTGCGATTGCCAGAAGGACGCGGACGAAAGCAACAGCGACAAAGAAAGGAGCGCGAACAATGACAGGAATTAACGAGGTTGCAAGGCAAATTCACGAAAACGCCGTCAATCACGGCTGGTGGGACGAAGAACGCGGCTTCCCCGAAGTGCTGGCGCTCATTCATTCGGAGGTATCCGAAGCGCTGGAGGAATACCGAAACGGGCGCTTGCCTACGGAGGTTTACACCGGAAACAACGGAAAGCCGGAAGGAATACCGATCGAGCTTGCCGACGTGATTATCCGCGTTCTTGATTATTGCGGATATGCCGGAATTGACATTGATACGGCGATTTCGCAGAAGCACGAATACAACAAAAGCCGCCCGTATCGACACGGCGGCAAGAAGTGTTAAACGCCCGCGAACGGGTGCGGATATACCTATTATATATAAGAAAGGGGCTTTTCAATATGACAGAGAACAAACACGGCTTTATGCCGAAACAGGAAATCACAATCGGCGGGATCGCCTTCACAATCATTCAGACCGCCGAAAGCTGGGTGAAGTGCATTGCTTCGGAGTGTATCGGAAACGGCGCTTTTGACGCGCAGAACCGAAACGATTTCGCCGCGTCTGATATTCGCGAGTTCTTGAACGGCGAATTCCTGCAAAAGCTGATCGGGGCGGGCGCGCCGGAAGGAATGTTCGAGTATTTCAACGTTGACTTGACCGCCGACGACGGTTTGAAGGATTACGGTGGCGATCGCGTCCGCGTCGGGCTTATCACGTGCGACGAATACAGGCTTCTTCGCGGAAATATTCCGGCGCTTCCGGACGATTGGTGGTGGACAGCTACGCCGGACAGCCCGAAAAATCCTTTCGTCCGCTACGTCCTTTCCGGTGGCACGCTGAACAACTTCTACGCTTACGGCGGGGACAGGGGCGTTCGCCCGCTTTGTGTTCTGAAATCTGAAATCTTGAAATCTTATCTTGACGGCGATATGAAGAAGCGCGCCGAAGCGGTGGATATGATGAAGCATATCGCGGCGGCGTGGAACATCAAGCCGGAAGAAGTTTTCGAGGAAGGAAGGTAATTCGCAATGACAATGTTTGAATTTATGCAAAACGCCTTCTTCCTGCTTTGTGGGATCGCCTGTATTGCGGTGGCGGTACTGATCGTTTATTGCGTGATCGTAGCGATTATCCGCACTTGCAGGAGCGGAAAGAGAGGTAACGGAAATGGACGAAATCAAGATCGACGCGGAAACGCTTGAAGAAGCGGGCGCGGCAATCGGGTTTATGTTCGCCGCCTTCCTTCGGGGCTTAAAAGAAGGTATGGACGCTTACGACGTGATGGAGGCGGCGAACGATATTAAAGAGGTACACGAAACCGAAGAGCCGTTGAAGCGCGATCCGGTAAAAACCGAAATCGGGGATTGCCGGAAGTGCTGGTGCGATCAATGCGCGCGGCTGGAGGAATGCGAGAAAATCCGCGAAGGACACGCGCCGGACGGGATACGCCCTTTCCCGTGCATCGGTTGCGCGGACGGAATGCGCTTCAAGCCTTGCGAAGAAGCACGGTGCGAAGAATTTATGCAGGGCGAAGGATTTAATAACGGATAAACAAAAAGAACCGTCCTGTATGGGCGTACAGGACGGTTCTTCCCCCGTTGGGGCGTGCCGTTTAAGGCTATTCAATACATTTGATATTATAGCACGAAAGCGGCTTTTTGTCAAAGGAAGGCGGCTTGACGTATGCAGAGAGTAAAAAGAAGGATATTTTCGGGCGCTGTCTGCGAACAAGAGGTTTACACCGTATCGGACAGGCTGACCGATATAAAGAAGGCTGAACCGCGCCCGCGATTTAAGACAGAGGAAGAACGGGAACAACACCGGATCGGAATATCAAGAAGAAAACACGCGCGGCTGGTAAACGAAAACTTTTCCCCGCGTTCATTATATAGCACGCTGACGCTGGACGACGAAAACGAGGTACATACCTTCAAGGAGGCAAAGCGGATACGCGATCTTTTCGTTAGGCGGCTGAAATATGCCTTTCCCGATGCCGTGATCTTCATTTATTTAGGACGCGGCAAAAACACGAATAGAATTCACGCGCATATGCTTTCGGACGGCGTACCGGAAGAGGCTATCAAAAAACAATGGGCTTATGGAAGTATCGTCCGGATCGACCATCTACGCGAACACAATTATTACGACGGGATAGATCACGGGCAGGATTACACAGGGCTTGCGAATTACCTTTTCAACCATTGGACACCGGAGCAAGGCGGACACCGTTGGAAGCAGACACGCAACGCGCGGAAGCCGGATCGGGAAACGCCTACGGTTGCAAAGAGGGTTTACACAGAGAGCAAGCCGCCGCGCCCGCCGAAAGGCTATATATTGGTAGAAACGAAAAGCACGAAGTACGGATACCTTTATTTTAAGTATGTGTTAGAGCCGCCGCCGCGCAAGCGAAAACGGGCGGCGAAGGACGGCAAGCGCTGATTTCAGATCAGCATTTCTAAAGCCTTGTAAATGTGTAACGTTTGGCGACGAAGCACGGCTTCGATTGCAGAAGAAGCCTTGAAGATAGATTTTCGTTTATTCCCCGTCGCCTGTTTATCAGAGATCACGAACGGTTCAGCCCGTCAAGGTTGCGAAGCACGGCGAAGCCGCTTGACCTTTACGGGGTGATCCGTGAGTGATAGGAACAGGACGGCGGCGGGGAAAGAAAATCTATCAAGGCGGCTTCCGGTTTTCCACAAGGGAGGCTGGGGAAATGTGAATAACGGATCGGGGCGGGTTTATTCCTTTGAGCCTGTTCCCCTCCCAGCGGGAGGGGCGGAGGGGTGGGAGAAAAGAGAGGAAGGAGGCGATCGGCAATGCTTGAATTGAATAGGCTTTACAATCTGGACTGTATGCAGGGAATGAAGGAATTTCCGGACGGCTTCTTCGATCTTGCTATTGTCGATCCGCCTTATGGGATCGGGATTGATGGACAGCGGAAGCGCGTTTGCAGAAATCCGAAGCATAACCGGAAGGAACATTCGCGGGAAGGCTGGGACAACGAGCCGCCGAACGAAGAATATTTCAGAGAGCTTGAACGGGTATCACAAAATCAAATCATTTGGGGCGGGAATTACTTTGTTCCGATGCTAAAACAAGCGCACAAGGGCTGGCTTATTTGGGACAAGGGGCAACGCGGGCTTTCAATGTCCGATTGCGAGCTTGCATATACCAGCTTCGACACGCCGACGCGGATTTTCACGCTTAACCGCGTTGAATTGCAGATCGAAGGGACAATCTACCCTACACAAAAGCCCGTGAAGCTGTATGAATGGGCTTTATCCCTGTTCGCCCGAAAGGGAATGAAGATTTTAGACACGCACGCCGGAAGCGCAAGTTCCCTTGTCGCTTGTCATAGGATCGGCGGGCTTGATTACGTTGGCTTTGAAATCAACGCAAAGTATTTCGAGGCGGCGAACAGGCGGCTTGAAGAGGAAAAAGCGCAAATCCGCCTGTTTGATCTGCTGGAGGAACAGGAAAAGGCGGCGCAAGAAAAATTGTTTTGAAGGAGGAAACACGATGCAGAAAAAGACAGTTTACCTTGCGGGGAAGATCACGGGCGATCCGTTCTACCGCTCAAAATTCTATGAAGCGCAGAAGAAGCTGGAGGAAGGCGGCTTTATCGTTGTCAATCCGGCGCTATTGCCTTCGGAGGGCTTCACGTGGGAAGCCTATATGCGAATGTCGGGGGCTATGCTGAACGAATGCGCCGAAGTATGCTTTCTTCCAGATTGGAAAGAAAGCAAGGGCGCGAAATATGAGTTCGGCGAAGTGGCGGCGAATAACAAGCCGTTTTTCTTCTTCGACGATTGGGAGGCGAAACAAAATGCGGAAAAATAACACACTTCCACTTCCCGTTCCAAAGGAGGCAGAAGAGCAAATCGCGCTTTTTGAATGGGCGGCGCTTCAATCGGGGCGCTTTCCGGAATTGGCGTTTTTGTATCACGTGCCGAACGGCGGAAGCCGAAACAAAATTGAAGCGGCGCGCCTTCGGGCGCAGGGCGTGAAATCCGGCGTTCCGGATATTTGCCTTCCGGTTGCACGCGGAGCAAATCACGGGCTATACATCGAGCTTAAACGACAGCGCGGCGGCAGGATCAGCGAAGAACAGGCGCGCTGGATCGACGGGCTTTTGAAACAGGGATACGCGGCGGCGATCTGTAAGGGCTGGCAGGAAGCCGCAAGCGTGATTATCGACTATCTACGGCAAAAAACGGAGGGCTGAAAAATGGCGAAGAAAAAAACGGGCATTTCCGAAGAGGTACGCGAAGCGATCAACGAAGCCGCCCGCGCGGGCGCTTACGAAGCATACAAAAACACGGCGGGCGCATACGTTAATTACTTCAAGGCTATGGAAACGCTTTTGTATAACTACAAGAAGCTGGCGGCGCTTGTCGCCGATGAAGAAGGCTATTGCGAAGTAGAATATCACGCAGGGCGAAAAACCTTTGCGGCTGGCGGAAGAAGCACAGGTTACTACGAGCAGAAAACCGAGGCGGATATTATCGAGGAATTGCAGGAAGAAAAAAGGCGGCAGTATCGGGAAACGAAGTACGGCTTCGAGCGGCTGGAGAGGGCTATAAACCTTTACCGCGACCGAAAGGAATTCACCGTGGTTCGTATGTACTATTTCGGCGAGGACTACGAGGGCAAGCCGCGCGAAAGCGGCAAGCCATACACGTGGGAGGAATTAGCATTCGATCTTGAAGAAGCGGGCGTTCTGAAAGGCGTAAAGACTGCTTGCAGATGGCGGAACAAGATTGTAAACGATATGGCGGTATGTGTATTCGGGATCGCGGCGGCGGTGAGTGCGGCAACGTACAGGAGCAAAGCGGGCGAATAAATGACAATATCGCGACAATATCGAGGGGTGGAACAGGGGTTATTTATATGCTATACTGTTTACGATGAATTCTTACGCAGAACGCAAGCGCACAAATAGCGCCTTTTCGGAGCAATCCGGAAGGGCGCTTTTATTATGCGCGGGAAAGGAAGGTGCGAGTATGAAGCCGTGGGCAGAACAGTTCTACAACAGCGACGCTTGGCGATCTTGCCGTGATGCCTTCTTGCAATCGAAGGGTTACTTGTGCGAACGTTGTTCTACGCCGGACAATCCCGTTGTTGCGAAGATTGCACATCACAAAAGATACTTGACGAAGCAGAACGTAAACGATCCGTACATTGCGCTTTCGTGGGACAATCTCGAAGCGCTTTGTCAAGATTGCCATAACAAAGAACATCACAAATCAAAGCGGAAGAAGAGATATTCATTTGACGAAAACGGAAACGTGGTACTCCCCCCTATTCGCCGAGGATTTAGGGAGGGTGAAACACCGAGGGCGGGAGGTTAAAAAAACTCCGCAGGCGCGCGCATAACGGGTGTACGCGAAAAAGGGGTGTGGGTATCGCCGGAAAAGGGGTGATATTTATGGCGACAAAGAAGGACTTAACGAAAGATCAAAAGATCAAGAAAGAGATAAACCGATTGAAGCGAGTTTTCCGCGACTTGGATAAAAACAAGTTGCAGACCGTCGAAAGCCTTATCCGCAACGCCGCGTTTATGGCGGTATCCCTTGAAGAGTTACAAGAAATCATAAACGAAGAGGGCTACACCGTCGAATACCAAAACGGCGCAAATCAGAGCGGAACGAAGCAGAGCGACGCAGTAAAAACGCATATAGCAATGACAAAAAATCACGCCGCCATAATTAAACAGCTTTGCGAGCTTGTGCCGCCCGAAAAGAAAAAAGAAAGCCGTCTGCAAGCCTTGCGGGACGAATAAAAATGCCGTTTTCAAATTACATTTACGAGTATTTCGACGGCATAACAACGGGAAAAATTGTCGTCGGAAAATGGGTGCGGCTGATTTATGAATACATCGTAAGCGGGCTTCAAAACGGGCTTTTTCTTTTCAACGCAAAGAAGGCAAACAAGGCGATCCGGTTTATAGAAAACTTCTGCCACCATTGCGAAGGGCGAACCGACCTTCTGAAATTGGAGCTATGGCAAAAAGCGGCGGTATCGCTGATCTTCGGGATAGTTGACGAAGATAACGTGCGAATATTCCGCGAAGTCTTTATCGTGATCGGACGAAAAAACGGCAAAACGCTTTTCGCTTCCGCCGTGATCGCATATATGGCATATCTTGACGGCGAATACGGGGCAAAGATTTATTGCCTTGCGCCGAAGCTGGAACAAGCGAATATCGTTTACGATAACTTCTTCCAGATGATTAAAAAAGAACAGGAGCTTTCAGAGCTTGCGAAGAAGCGCCGTTCAGATATTTACATTGAGGAAAGCAACACGTCGATAAAGCCGCTGGCATTCAACGCGAAGAAATCGGACGGCTTCAATCCGCATTTGGTAGTAAACGACGAAGTAGCGTCGTGGCGCGGCGACGGCGGTTTGAAGCAATACGAAGTAATGAAATCTGCGCTTGGCGCGCGCCGCCAGCCGCTGATCCTGTCTATTAGTACGGCGGGATATGAAAACGACGGTATCTTCGACGAATTGATGGCACGATCTACGGCGTTTCTAAAAGGCGGAAGCAAGGAACGCCGCCTTCTTCCCCTGCTTTATATGATTGACGACGTGGAGAAATGGAACGACCTTGAAGAGCTTAAAAAAGCAAATCCGAATATGGGCGTTTCTGTTTCGCCGGAGTTCTTCAAAGAGGAAATCGCCGTCGCTGAAATGAGCCTTTCAAAGCGGGCGGAATTCCTTTGCAAATACTGCAATATCAAGCAGAATTCTTCCGTCGCTTGGCTTGATTACGTCGTTGTAGATCGAGCGGGCGAAAAGATCAAGCTGGAGGATTTCAAAGACAGTTACGCCGTGGGCGGGATCGACCTATCACAGACAACAGACCTTACCGCCGCAAGTGTTATTATCGAGCGGGGCGGGGTTCTGTATGCCTTTGCACAATTCTTTATGCCCGCAAACAGGCTGGAAACTGCACAGGCGGTGGACGGCGTGCCGTATGATATATTCGTCAAGCAAGGGATCGTGAAGCTGTCCGGAGAAAATCACGTCGATTACAGGGACGTTTACGAATGGTTTTCTACCCTTCGGGATCAGTACGGCATATATATTCTGAAAATCGGCTATGACCGTTACAGCGCGCAATATCTGATCGACGACTTGAAGGCGGCGGGCTTCCAGACGGACGACGTTTGGCAGGGTGAAAACCTTGCGCCTGTTATTCGGGAATTTGAAGGCATAATCAAAGACGGCAATTTCAAGATCGCAGATAATAACCTTCTGAAAGCGCATTTCCTAAACGTTGCATTAAAGCACAATATGGAAACGCGGAAGTTCCGTCCGGTAAAAATCGAACAGCGGGCGCGTATCGACGGCTTTGTTTCCGTGATAGACGCTATGACGGTACGACAGAAGTATTATAACGAGATCGGCGAAATGCTGAAAAATGCGGGGTGATAGAAACTATGGGAATTTTTGAAACGATTTTCCGAAAACCGCGTTCGGATATTCAAGCGGAAGGATACTTCAAAATGCTTAACGGGTATTCACCCGTTTTTACGAACGCGCCGGAAAGCCTTTACGAAATGGAGCTTACGCGGGCGGCTATTCATTCGTTCGCGAATTTCTGTTCAAAGCTGAAACCGGAGATCAGCGGAACGGCGTACAAGAGCCTTGAAAGGGTTTTGCAGTTCCGCCCTAATCCATTTATGGACACGTCGAAATTTATTTACCGGATCGCGACGATCCTTTCGGTGAATAATACGGCGTTCATTGTTCCGATCGAAGATGAATACGGCGGGATCGCGGGTTATTATCCCCTGCTTCCCCAGCGTTGCGAGGTTGTCGAATACAGGGGCGCGCCATTCTTGCGGTACACCTTCGCGAACGGACAGAAGGCGGCAATCGAATTCGAGCGCGTCGGCGTGCTGACGCAATTTCAGTACAAGGACGACTTCTTCGGGGAGAGCAACGCCGCACTTCGTCCTACAATGCAGTTGATCCATACACAAAATCAAGGCATTATCAACGGCGTTAAAAATTCGGCTTCCGTCCGGTTCTTGGCAAAGGTTGCGAATATGCTAAAGCCGGAAGATATTACGAAAGAGCGCAAGCGCTTTACGGCGGATAACCTTTCGGCGGATAATCAATCCGGAATGGTGATCTACGATAGCAAATTCGCGGACGTGAAGCCTATTGAAAGCAAGCCGTTCACCGTAAACGCGGCGCAGATGGCGCAGATCAACGAAAATGTTTTTAACTACTTCGGGACGAATGCAAAAATCATTCAGAACAGCTATACCGAAGATGAATGGAACGCTTATTACGAAGGCAAGATTGAGCCTTTCGCGATCCAGCTTTCGCTGGTTATGTCGAATATGACCTATACACAGCGGGAATTATCCTTCGGGAACGCGATTACGTTTACCGCAAACAGGCTTCAATACGCAAGCAATAACACGAAGCTGAATATCAGCACACAGCTATTTGACCGTGGCTTGTTAAACCGCAACGGCGTTATGGATATTTGGAATATGTCGCACGTCGAAGGCGGGGACAAGTATTATATTCGCAAAGAATACGCGGAAGTATCAGAATTGGGAAAGGAGGTTGTACCGAATGCCAGTGGTGAAGGGACGGGAATACCGTCAAATGTTCCAACCGTTGATGATCCCGCAGGGAACGGAGAACAAGAGGTTTGATACAGATTTCTACGTCGAAGGCTTCGCGACAACGTTTGATAAGCCGTATGTTATGTACGAATACGGCGGGATCAAGTATAGCGAAGTGATCGACCGGAACGCCCTTGTAGGCGCTGATCTGTCCGACGTAATTATGCAGTTCGACCATTCCGGAATGGTATTCGCCCGAAACAAGATGGCGAAGAACAAGCCGCCTTCCCTGCTTTTGGAACCGCAGGACGGCGGCTTATTTATTGCCGCGAATTTAAGCCTTACCGAAGAAGCGAAGCGACTTTATGCAAGCATTGACGCGGGGCTTATTTGCAAAATGTCGTGGGCGTTCACCGTATCGGAGGACGCATATAACAAGGACACGCACACAAGAACGATCTTGAAGATCAAGAAGGTTTACGACGTTTCGGCGGTATCTTATCCGGCGAACGGCGATACCGATATTTCGGCGCGTTCCTATTTCGACGGAGTGATCGAGCGGGAACAGCAGGAGCGGCTGGAGCGCCGGAAGCAAATTCTTAAAATCAAACTTATGATGGAGGTTTAACACAATGAGAATTAAAGAGATTGAAGCCCGCCTTGCGGCTATCAAGAAGGAGATCGAAGAGCGCGGCGACGCTATGAAAGCCGAGGAAATCGACGCGCTGGAGAAGGAAACGAAGGAGCTTACCGAAGAGCGCGCCGGACTGATTGCCGCCGCCGAGAAGCGAAACGGCATTCTGGACAATATTGCAAAGGGCGCGGGCGTTGTTTCCCGCACCTTCGAGCAGAAGCAGGATAACGCCGATCCGGACGATCCCTTCGGCACGCCCGAATACCGTTCCGCGTGGCTGAAAAACCTTCGCCGCCTTCCCCTTACCGATGCGGAGAAGCGCGCATATGCGAACGCCAGCGGTACGGGCGCGGAGGTTGTGCCGACACAGACCGCGAACGAGATTATCAGCAAGGTAAAGAAACTTGCGCCGATGCTGAATGAAGTTACCCTTCTGCACGTCAAAGGCGCGGTGAAGTTCGCCGTTGAGGGTACAAACAACGCCGCGGCGATCCATACCGAAAACGCGGCTATTACGGCGGCGGCTGATACCCTTACCACCGTAACGCTGACCGGATACGAGATTATCAAGCTGGTTCAGATTTCCGATACCGTTATGACAATGAGCATTGCGGCGTTTGAAAGCTGGATCGTTGATATGCTTGCAGAGGCGATCGCCCGCAAGGTTGAAGATTTCTTCATCAACGGCACGGGTTCTTCCCAGCCGAAGGGCATTGACAAGGCGAACACTTGGGGCGCAACAAACAGCGTTACCGTTGCGAAATCCGGTTCCCTTACCGCCGCGAACGTCCAGACGCTGATCGGGCTTCTGAACGCCGGATACGACCGCAACGCAAAATTCGTTATGAGCAAGAAAACTTTGTTCACTGATTTTATGCCGTTGCAGGACACCAGCAAGAACCATATTGTAACCGTGCAGGGCAACAGCTACTTTGTTTACGGCTATCCGGTTCTTCTGTCCGATTATGTAAAGGAACACGAAGCCTTCTTGGGCGACTTCAAGAAGGTTTGCGCGAACCTTGCGGAGAACATCAACGTAAAAAACGCATACGACATCGACACGAACAGCTACAAATACAGCGGCATTGCGATTTTCGATTGCACGCCCGCAATCGGCGAAGCGTTTGTGAAGCTGGTTAAGGGCGACGCATAACGGAGGGCTGAACAATGCTGATTGACAAGGTAAAGCTGGCTTTGCGCGTTAGCGCTTCGGCTTTCGATGAAGAAATAACCGACCTGATCGCCGCCGCAAAAGCCGATCTTCGCCTTGTCGGGGTAAACGTTCCGGAAGATGAAGAGGGATCGCCCGAACAGAAAACGGGCGATCCCCTTATTGAACGGGCGATTATTCTATACGCGAAGGCGGAATTCGGCTATAACAGCGACGGCGAACGCTACCGGAAAGCCTACGATTATTTGAAATGCGCGTTAAGTCTGGCGGGTGATTACAATGCGGTGGAGTGAACAAATAACGCTGATCGCGCTTGCAGAGCCGGAAGAGCGCACGAACGAACACGGCTTCCCCGTGGAGCGGGAGGAAACCGCGACAACGGTTTTCGCTGATAAAAAATCCGTAGGATATTCGGAGTTCTACAAAGCGGAGATGGCAGGACACGCCGCCGAAATGAAGTTCGATGTTCGGGCGTTCGAGTACAACGGCGAAACGATCGCAGAATATCCCGTTTTGAGCGGGAAACGGTATCGTATTCTTCGGACGTATATTCACGATGAAGGCGAGCTTGTCGAATTGACGCTTTCCAGCTTCCCCGAAGCACAGAACGCCGCAGGATCGGCGGAGGGCGCAGAGGAAGGAGGCGGCGGAGATGGCGAAGTTTAACGTTGTGGGGCTTGACGACCTGCAAGAACGAATGCTTCAACAAGTGCAGATCGCAGAAGAAGCCGTACCGGAAATGCTGAAAGCTGGCGGCGCGGTAATGCAGGAGGCGCAGAAAGCGGAAATACGAAAAATGTTCCGGAGCCGCCGAAGCACGGGTGATCTTGCCGCGTCTGTCATCGTATCCAAAATCAAGGAAAAGGACGACGCGAAGATGGTTGAAGTATATCCGGACGGGAAAGACCGTCACGGGGTACGCAACGCAACGAAAGGCTTTGTCCTGCAATACGGGCGAAAGAATATGCCAGCGCGCCCGTGGTTCACGGCGGCGAATACAAAAGCGGCTGACGCTGTAAACGCAGAAATGCGCCGCGTATGGGAGGCAAAGCAGAATGAACGTTGATGCACTTGTAAAAACAACGCTTGAAAAGCTGGGTTATCCCGTCGAGCGGTTGAAATACGACGGAAAGGCGAAAACCTTTATCACGTATCAAATCGTTGTGGGGCAGGACACGCACTTTTCAGACGACGAAAGCGGCGCGGAGGAATTCACGTACAGGGCGGATATTTATTCCCGTGTGGATTATATCGCCCTTATGCGGAGCGCAAAGCGGGCATTGAAGGAAGCGGGGTTCTACGGGATTACGTTTGATCCGGAAGTGTTCGAGGAAAGTACGGGATATTATCATATTCCCGTTGAATTTAAGTATATGGAGGTATAAGCATATGGCAACAATCGGATTGCGCGACCTTTACCGCGCGCCTATTACGATCAGCGAAGAAGATGGCACGGAGGAATACGGAGCGCCTGTAAAAATGGCAAAGGCAATTTCGGCGGAGCTTTCCGTGGAGGTTGCGGAAGCAATCCTTTACGCGGACGACGGCGCCGACGAAGTAGTAAAGGAATTTGTATCCGGAGAATTGACGCTGAATGTCAACGATCTTCTTCCGGCTGATCTTGCCGCCCTTCTTGGGCAGAAGCAGGACGACGACAAGGTGGTTTATGGTGCAGACACCGACGAACCGCCTTATTTTGCAATCGGTTTCCGCGCGAAGAAAGCGGGCGGAACGTATAAGTACATTTGGCTTTACAAGGTGAAGTTTGCGATCCCGTCCGAAAACTACACGACAAAGGGCGACAGCATCGAATTTACTACGCCGGAGATCGTCGGGCAGTTTATCAAGCGTTCGGACGGTTTGTGGAAGGCGGAACACGTCGCATTACCTACGGAGAGCGTAGCGGCGGCGTGGTTTACAAGCGTGAGAGAGCCGAACAACGCTTCTTTGGCGGGATAATTTAGAAAGGGGGTACAGCGGGGAGCCGGAAGCGGCTTCCCGCTTATTGTTTTATGAGCGCAATTAAAGACGGACGTTTCCCGATCACACTTGACAAGGAAAGACACCTTCTTTTCAGTTTGAACGTGATCGACGAAATGCAAGACAAATTCGGCGGCTTTGATCGCCTTGATACGGCGCTTTCCGGAAAGGACAGCATTAAAAATCTTCGCTGGCTTCTTACCCTGCTTTTGAACGAAGGTGCAGAGGACGGCGAAGAAGAGCTTACCGAAAAACAGGTGGGCAAGCTCATTCATACAGGCAATTTCCTTGAAGTGAAATCCTCTATCTTCAAAGCGTTTTCGATGGGGAACAACGGGACGGCAGAGCCGCCCGCCCGCGACGAAGAGGAAGAGGACGACGAAGAGGACAACGAAAACGGAAAAAACGCGGCGGCGGGCAAGGAGTAATCGACCTTGCCCGCCTTCTTTATATCGGCGTTACGCTTCTTCGGTGGAGCGAAGCCGAAGTATGGCGAATGACACCGTATAAGATTTTGACGCTTTTTAGGATACACAAACAATTTAATCCGGATCGCTTCAAGCCGGAAGAGCCGGAAGCCGATATTGACGACGTGTTAGGAGGGTTGTAAATGGCGAAGGAAGAACAAATCAAATCGCAAATTATTCTTGAAGGCGAAAAAGAGTACCGTTCCGCCTGTAAGGGTATCAACACTTCCCTTCGCGAAATCGGATCGGAAATGAAGCTGGCGACGGCTGAATTCGGCGACAATGCGGAAAGTATAGACGCGCTTACACGAAAGCAGGAAATTTTGAAAAAATCGCTTGAAGAACAGGCGAAGAAGGCAAAAGCCGCCGAAGATGCCTTGAAGAAGATGCGCGACGGAGGGATCGAGCCTACTAATCCAGCGTATCAGAAGATGCAAACGAATTTGAACAACACTAAAGCCGAAATGGTGAAAATTCAAAAGGAAATCGACGACACTTCCGACAAACTGAAAAAGTCAAAGATTGATTGGGAGAGCGTCGGCGACACCGTGGGGAAAGTAGGAAAAGCGATCGGGGCGGGCGTTGCCGCTATGGGCGCGGCGATCGGTGCGGCGGCGGGTGCGTTTTTAGGGCTTGCAGAAAGCACACGCGAAGCCCGCGAAAATATGGGCAAGCTGGAAACGGGCTTTACAACGGCGGGGCATTCGGCAGAAGATGCAAAGAACACCTACACAGAGTTATACGGCATTCTTGGCGACGACGGACAGGCGACCGAAGCCGCCGCCCACCTTGCGAAGCTGACAAACAACGAAAAAGAGCTTTCGGACTGGACTAATATTTGCACGGGCGTTTATGCGACCTTCGGCGACAGTTTGCCGATCGAGGGATTGACCGAAGCCGCAAACGAAACGGCAAAGACGGGAGCAATTACGGGAAACCTTGCCGACGCGCTGAATTGGGCGGGCGTTTCGGAAGATGAATTTCAAGCGAAGCTGGACGCTTGTTCTTCGGAACAGGAGCGGCAAGCGCTGATTACGGAAACGCTGAACGGGCTATATTCCGATGCGGCGAAAAAATACAGAGAGGTAAACGGCGATATTATCGACGCACAGAAGGCGACGGCTTCGCTTAATAGCGCAATGGCAGAATTGGGAGCAATCGCCGAACCGATCGTTACAAAGCTGAAACAGCTTGCGGCGGATCTTCTGCAACAGATAACGCCGTTTGTCGAGCTTATAGGAAACGGCTTAGTGGGCGCATTGACAGGGGCAGAAGGCGCGGCGCAACAGTTTACGGACGGCTTGCTGGGAATGGTAACATTTGCAATCCAAAAGCTAACGGAAATGTTACCGACCTTCATAAATTTTGCTTTTCAGATGATCGCAAATATCGCAACGGGAATAGCGCAAGCCTTGCCGACGCTTGTTCCTTCGCTGGTTCAGCTTGTAACCGATATTGTGCAAGTGCTGATCGACAATATCCCGTTGCTGATAGATGCCGCATTACAGCTTGTCACAGGGCTGGCGCAAGGCATTATAAACGCGATCCCCGTTCTTGTAGCGGCGCTTCCTACGCTGATTACAAGCCTTATTGACGGGTTGCTTTCGGCGATCCCGCAGATCATTCAAGCGGGTATCGACCTTCTGACTTCCCTTATTACCGCCCTTCCGGAAATCATTACAACGATTGTGGCGGCAATTCCGGAGATCATAAACGGGATCATTACGGCGCTTCTTGAAAATATCCCGCTTATTATTCAAGCGGGCATTGATCTTCTTGTGGCGCTGATACAGGCGCTTCCGCAGATCATAACGACGATCGTACAGGCAATCCCGCAGATTATCAGCGGGATTGTAAACGCGCTTGTGCAGAATATTCCGCAGATTATTCAAGCGGGCGTTCAGCTTTTTGTGGCGATCATTCAGAATTTGCCGACGATCATAGTTGAAATTGTCAAAGCGGTTCCGCAGATTGTTAGCGGGATTGTTTCGGCGTTCGGTTCCCTTGTCGGCGAAATGGTGAACGCGGGCGCGAACCTTCTTCACGGATTGTGGGAAGGAATTTCAAGCGCGGCTTCGTGGCTTTGGGAAAAGGTAACGGGCTGGGCTTCTTCGCTTGTAGACGGGATCAAGAGCTTTTTTGGCATTCATTCCCCTTCTACCGTATTCGCTGAAATCGGTACGAATATGGGCGAAGGCGTGGGCGTAGGCTTCGGCGAGAGTATGGACGGCGTTTCGGCTGATATGACCGCCGCAATGGGCGGAGCAGGACAGCTTACCGCCGCCGAAGCGGTGCGCGCCGTGAACGACGGCATTATAGCGAATATCGAGGGGCTTTCCGGCGCGGTAAGCGCCATTGTCGAGCGGGTTATAACCGGACTGACCGCACAGGCGCAAAGGCTTAATCAAGCCGGACAGGACTTCGACAAGCATATTTCTTCCGGTATGATAACCGCGATCCCGCAGATTACCGCGAAGATACCGCAGATTACGCAAAGCATTATTACCGCCTTCAACGCACAAAATCAGAAATTCATTGAAGCGGGCATTACGATTGATAAGAATATCGCTTCCGGAATGGTGCAGGGTATCCCGCAGATCACAAGCAAGGTGGCGCAGATCGTACAGCCTATTTTGACGGAGCTTCGTTCCTTTGTATCCGAATTTACGGAGGCGGGCGAAGATATGGTGCGCGGCATTTGGCAGGGTTTTCAAAATATGTCCGGCTGGCTGGAAAGCCGCGTGCGTTCAATGATGCGCGAAATTGTCGCGGCGGTTGAAGATGAAATGCAGATCGCTTCCCCGTCGAAAGTCTTTGCGGGTATCGGCGCATATATGGCGCAGGGGCTTGGCGAAGGCTTCGGGCGGGAAATGCGCGGCGTTGAAAAGTCAATCCGCAAGGCAACGGACAGCGCCGTTCCCGATAACGACGATCCGCGCCCGCGCAGGGGCGGCAGACCGGAAACACGGTTCGAGGTGGTGCAAAACATCTACGCGAACGAAACTTCCTACGCCCAGCAACAGCGCGAGGCGGCGCGGCAGTTTAGAATGATCGCGCGGGAGGTAATGAGCTGATGAAAATACAAGAGAAATTGACCTACACAAACGAGCGGGGGGAAAGCATCGTCTTTTCCCCTGCTTCTTCTTATCACGTAAACTTCAAGGACGTTTCCGGCTTGTCCGACGTGCAGAACGCTATTTATTCAACAAACAGTATGGGGCAGGACGGCGACACCTATTTAGGATACCGCATTGAAAGCCGCGATATTGACATCGTAGGGCATATCAAGGAGCGGGACAAGATCGCTATACAGGAGTTGCGCCGCAATCTGAACCGGATATTAAATCCGCAGTATTCCGCGACGCTTACTTATGAATTGGGCGACTTCAAGCGGGTTATCGGTTGCACGATCAACAACGCGCCTATTTTTAAGCGCGGAACGATTTTCGAGCAATTCACGATCCAGCTTTCTTGCCTTAATCCGTTTTGGAGGGAGCAGGCGGAAACACGGGAGGATATAGCAACGTGGATCGGCGGCTTTGAATTCCCCGTTCCGGACGGGTTAGAGATAACGCCGGATTGGGAAATCGGCTACCGCCAGCCCTCTTTGATCGTAAACGTCTTTAATTCCGGCGACGTGAAAAGCGGTATCCGTATCGAGTTCCGCGCGCTTGGCGCGCTGACAAATCCCCAGCTTTTGAACGTCAATACGCAGGAGTTCATAAAAGCGAATATTTCGCTTGAAGCGGGCGACGTGCTGACCGTATCGACAGGATACGGCGAAAAATCCGTGAAACTGTTAAGCGGCGGCGTTGAAAGCGACGCTTTCCGTTATCTTGACGTTGATAGTTCGTACTTACAGCTTGCCGTGGGTGATAACCTTTTCCGGTATTCAGCGGACACGAACGCGGAAAATCTCGAAGTATCTATTTATCACAATAACTTGTATTTGGGGGTGTAGCGGTATGGAATTATACGTCTATTCTTCCGATATGGTGCTTCAAGGCATTGTCGAAAAGATCGCTTCGCTGATCTGGACGCGGCGTTATTGGACGTGCGGCGAATTCAAACTTCTTGTTCCCTTCACCGAAGAGCATTCCCGAATGCTTGTGAAGAACAACATCATTATGAAGCGCGGCGACGATGAAGCGGCGCAAATCAGATACGTTCATATCACGAAGAATTCGCAGGGGCTGGAGGAAATCGAGGTTCAAGGAAAATTCCTTATCGCTTGGATCGGGAAGCGGATTATCAAGAAACAGATCATCACAAAGGACACAACGCAAAGCATTCTTTACCGCATTGTACGGGAAAACGTAACAAGCCCGACAGACAGCGCGCGGAAAATTCCGGACGTTTCAATCGCCACCGACGACACCGACACGGGAAGCGGAACAATCGACTATACTTCGGAGCAGTACACAAACGCACAGCTTGCGGCAGAAACGGCGGCGAAGGCGGCAAAGCTGGGAATACGAATGCGGACGGACGCGCGGACAGGCGCGCACGTCTTTTCCGTCTACAAGGGGCGCGACCTTACAGCGGGCAATACCGCAGGGAATGCGCCTTGTATCTTTTCGCAGGAATTCGACAACATCGTGGAGCAGGAATACACGAACAGCATTGAAAACCTAAAAACAACGGCGTTCGTCGGCGGCGAAGAAAAAGAAGGCGTTGCCCGCAAGGTTGCCGAAGTGGGCGGATCGGCAGCAGGATTGACGCGCGAAGAGGTATTCATAAACGCCACCGATATAGTGCAGGAATACGAGGAAGAGGACGGCAAAAAAGTAACGCTTTCCGATCCGGAGTATTTAGCGCTTCTTGCCGCCAGAGGCGCGGAGGAATTGGAGCAGTACGCGGAAACGCTTTCGTTCGGTTCAAAGGTAAACACCTTCGCAAATCTGATCTACCGAACCGATTACGACTTAGGCGACCGCGTTACTTGCGTGAACAAGCGCTGGGGAATTCGCATTGACGTTCGCATAACGGAGATCGCGGAAACCTACCAAAACAACGTTGAAGAGATAGATATTACCTTCGGCGAGAGTTTGCCAGCGCTTTTAACGCAAATACGGCAGATTACAAAATAAAGGGGTGTAAATATGGAAAAATCGAGTTTTTTTAACAGCGTATCCGGCGACCGGAAATATAAAGCCGAAGATTGGGCTTCGTATTTCGGATCGTTCATAGGCAACGGCGTTTTCCCTATCCCTTCGACGGGGCTTCAAGTTGTAGCGGGAAACGGAATGCAAGTAACCGTGAAGGCGGGCAAGGCGTGGATCAACGGATATTTCTACAATAACACAAGCGACCTTTCCTTGACGATTGCGACGGCTGACGGCGTGCTGAACCGGATTGATCGCGTTGTCGTCCGTTGGGACTTGACGAACCGCCTTATTTCGGTAAAGGTGAAATCCTCTTCCCCGTCCGCTTCCCCCGCCGCGCCGAATATCGAGCGGGACGCGGATATTTACGAATTGGCGCTGGCGGATATTTACGTCGGGGCGGGCGTTACTTCGATTACAGGATCGAAAATTACGGACAAGCGGCTGGATACGTCCGTTTGCGGCGTTGTTGCCGCCGTTGTCGATCAGATCGACACGGAGGCATTTAACACACAGCTTGAAGCGTGGTTTGCTGAATATCAAAGCGACAGCGCGGCGGAGTACAATTCCCTTGTTTCGTATATGAATTCTTTGAAATTGCAGGGAAACACGCAATACGACGCGCTGGAAGAGTATTTTGCAGATTTCAAGACACAGGCACAAACCGATTTCGATACTTGGTTTGAAGGCTTGCAGGACGTGCTGGACGAAAACACGGCGGGAAACCTTCTGAATATGATTACGGCGCTTTCCGCCCGCGTCGATCTGATCGAAGCCGTCGTTTTCAACGACATAACCGAAAATCCGTTCCTTATCCTGTTTGACGACCTTTCCGGCGTTGATACAACGGGCGTATGGAACGAGAGCTTACAGCGTATCGAATGCTAAACAGGTACGCTTGCACACGGGCGGAATTATCGTGCATTATAGGAAATCTGTTTGTCGAGCTTTCGCCGCCGTGCGCGCATTGCGGCGAAGGTGCTTTGACGATCACGGGAACGACCGTAACCGGAAACAAAGGAACGATTTTCGTTACGGCGGCTGGGTTTGATTTCGAGGGGTGCGCCGACGATACCGTTATGATTGACAGCATACGAAAAGGACGGTGCATAAATGCAGAGGCAGGAGCGAGGAAGAAAGGAGCCTTCGGAATTTAACGTAATTGTGAAGTGCAAGGATTTAATCAAGCACACGTTCACGATTACGAATTCAACAGAGCGCTTCCCGAAGAAATACCGTTTTACGCTTGTGAACAGGATACAGGACAAAGCGGTGGATATTTACGAGTGCGCGCTGGAGGCGAACGAATTAAACCTTCTTGACGCGCAGGAATTCAAGGAACGGCAGAGGCTTCAAGCGAAGGCAATGACCTATTGCAAGGAGCTTCTATTTTTCATAGAGCTTTCGCACGAACAGGGCTTCATATCAACGAACAGTTGCGAATATTGGTCTAAACTTGCGCTTGACGTGAAGTATATGTTAGCCGCGTGGAAAAAGCGGGATCGTGCGAGAGGGTGAACCGTTTGGGGTACATCTTGATACGCCTAATTCGTCGAACGCGCAGAACGTCCGCAACGTCAATTCCGATGGCACGCTGAACAACAACAACGCTTACAACGGGAACAGGGGCGTTCGCCCGCTTCGGTGGAAAATGAGATCGAGTAGGCGCGAGCCGAAAGCAGAATACCACCATCAAAGGAAGGTGTATCCCGCCGCCGCGATCCACAGCGGGGGCAAATACAGGATCGCCGATGCCGGAGCATTCCGGACGGAAGGCAAAGGCTATACACAGCGAGGATATTTTTTATGACAGATTACGAGAAGATATATAGCTTCGAGAACCTATACAGAGCCTACCGAAAGGCGCGGCAGGGCAAGAGATGGAAAGGAGCGGCGGCAAAGTTTGAAGTAAACCTTCTTGAAGCGCTGAACCTGTTAAGCTACCAGCTTAAAACGAAGAAGTACACGCTTTCGCCGTATAACACGTTCGAGGTATACGAGCCGAAGCGCCGCGTGGTTATGTCGAACAGCTACAAAGACAAGGTTGTTCAACATTCGCTTTGCGATAATGTGCTTGAACCGATCCTTACAAGATCGTTCATTACAGACAACTACGCTTCGCAAGTAGGCAAAGGGACGCATTACGGATTAGACAGGCTTCAAGAGTTCTTGCGGAGGTTTTACCGGAAAAACGGGATTGACGGGTGGATATTGAAGGCGGATATATCAAAATACTTCTATTCCATTAGGCACGACGTGTTAAAAACCTTAATCCGCAGGAAGATAACCGATCCGGACGTTTTGTGGCTTGTCGAAATGATAATCGACAGCACAGAAGGAAACGTCGGAATACCGATCGGAAATCAATCTTCACAGCTTTTCGCCCTTCTCTATCTCAATAATTTAGATCACTTCATCAAGGAAAAGCTGGGCATTAAATATTACGGCAGATATATGGACGATTTCTTCTTGATACACGAAGATAAAGCCTATTTGCAGTATTGCCGCGCGGAGATAGAAAAACACGTCGCCGCGATCGGCTTATCCTTGAACAACAAAACGAACATTTACCCTTTGCGAAATGGCGTGGATTTCTTAGGCTTTCATACGTATTTGACCGAAACGGGCGCAGTAATCCGGAAGGTGCGCCGCCGAAGCAAGAACAATATGAAGCGTAAATTGAAGAAGATGCGCGGGCTTGTGGAGCGGGGCAAGATCACAACAGCGACCGTTGAACAATCTTACAAAAGCTGGCGGGGACACGCCGCGAAGGGAAATTGTTATCACTTGATCCGGAGGACGGATCACTATTACAACAGGCTTTTTCATTCAAAGGAGGCGGAAAAATGTCAAAAGCATTAAGTTCCCTTGCCGTGGGAACAAAAATCGAAGTTCCGGTTCTTTCAGCGTATCAATCGCGCTTCGGTGCGAAGATCGTATTCAAGATTGCAGATAAGAACCATAGCGGGTATCCTGCAAATTCCGTTACGCTGATTGCTGAAAAGATTATCCAGCTTATGTGTTCGGACGCAAAGGAACCGAGCAACGGAAACAGCGACCGAAAGAATTACGGTAACAACAGGCATATTCATTCTAATTTGCTTCAATGGCTGAACAGCAATGCGGCGGCGGGAAAATGGTACAGCGCAAAGCACGGACAGGACGCGCCGCCAACGAACGCGAACGTATGGAACAATTACAACGAATACGACGCTTGGGCGGGCTTCCTTGCTATGCTTGATCCGAAGTTCGTTGCGGAGCTTCTGAACACAACGCTTACCGTCGTAAAATCTTCGACGGACGGCGGCAGTTACGAAACCTTCACGGCGAAAATGTTTCTTGCGTCTACCACCGAAGTGGGGCTTGCAAACGAAAACGGGATTGCAGAGGGTTCACGCCTTGCCCTGTTCAGCAACGACGCTTCCCGCGTCGCCTATCCTACGGCGGAATGCGTGAGCAATTCGGAATACACAAGCGGAAGTCTGAACACGTCAAGCGGCTGGTATTGGTGGCTTCGCACGCCTTATTCGTCGATCGCGCAGAACGTCCGCATCGTCAATTCCGATGGCGCGCTGAGCAGCGACTTCGCTTGCTACGGGAACGGGGGCGTTCGCCCGCTTTGTAATCTGAAATCTTCAATCTTGGTATCTGACAATCCGAATTCAAGCGGAAATTATGAAATCATCTACAACGCCGCGCCTTCCGCGCCGCCCAGCATTACCGCGCCGCAACAGTGTTACAGCGGGCAGAACATCGAAATTTCTTGCGCGGCGGCGACCGATCCGGACGGCGACGCGCTGACCTATGTTTTTGAGCGAAGCGCAAACAGCGGATCGTGGACACAGGTTCAGAGTTCCGCCGCCCGTGAGCTTTCCGAAATGGTATCGACTTCGTGGAACACGCTTCAATACCGCGTGAAGGCGGTTGACACGGCGGGCAATTCTTCCGCGTACACGACAAGCGGGGCAATCCCTGTAATTCACAATCAGCCGCCCGTTATCAGCGGGCAAAACGCCGATCTTGGGGTGAAACGCGAGGATTTCACCTATGAATACAGCGTAACCGATCCGGATAACGACGTTGTAAACGTCGTAGAGAAGATCGACGGAAGCCCGTTCAACACGAGGAACAATATCACGCTGGGCGAAACGCTTACCCTTTCCGTAAGCGGAAACACTTTTACCGCGCTGACAAACGCCCAGCACACGATCGAGATTGTAGCGACCGACAGCGCAGGAAACAGCGCAACGCGGACGCTGACGTTCACAAAGGCGATCAACAGTTTTGTAATTACCCTTGCGGAGCCGCTGGAGGCGGACAGCCAGCCGACACGATGCAATATCAAAGTAAACAGAGATATTCCGGCAGGAGGAACGTTCAAGGTTGAAGCGTGCAACAATCCTTACGACGTAACGCCCGTTTGGGAGGACTGCACAAACGCGGTTGTCGCAGGGCTGGCGCACGTATTCGAGAACAAGACTAACACGGCGGTTCAGTTCGGGTTGAATATCCGCGTAACCGTAGAGCGCGGCGACGCGCTGACCGCGTGCTGGGTATCGGGGATCGGAGGTAATTTTGAATGAGCGTAAAACATAACAAAGATGGCGGCGGAAACGCGGAAATCAAGAAGGAAATGCAGGAAGTGAAGAAAGAAACGCAAGAAGTGAAGAAAGAAACGCAAGAAGTAAAGGCGGCGGGTGAAAATACCGCCGCCCTTCTTGCTATGTCCTTTAAGGCGCAGATCGTACAGGATCGCGCGGCAGGAACAAACATTATTTCTGACGCTATGATCCTGCAATCGGCGGAGGTTATCGAATATCCGGAGTACGAGGACGCGCACGCCTATAACACCGTGGGCGAAATCATCAAGTATAACGGGCGCTATTATGAGATTGTCGCGCCGCACACGTCGAATGCTGTTTCCTATCCCGTTGAAACGACCTTCGCTTATTACCGCCTTGTGGAGCTTACACACGCGGGGACGATTGACGATCCGATCCCGTATCCGGAAACGGCGGGGATTGTCGTAAACGTATCGAATGGGAAATATTACAGCTACAAAGGGGAAATCTACCTTGCAAAAGCGGATATGCCGCATTGCGTATATCCGCCCGACACACCTTCTTTGTGGCAATGGGAAAAAGTAAGCGGAAAGGAGGCATAACCGATGGGCGAAGGGATTTTGACCGCCCTTTCCGTTATCAGCACAGTTTGCGCTATTGTGTTCGGATACGTTGCGTTTGTCCGCAATCGCGATCACGATAAAACGAAGGAAGCGAAAAGTGACGCAACGATCCTTACGGAATTAGGCTATATCAAGGGCGGGATCGACGACGTAAAGGCGGAACAGCGAGAACAGCGAAAGACAAATACGGATTTCGTCGGAAGGCTTGTTTCCGTAGAAGCGTCGGCAAAACAGGCGCACAAGCGCATTGACCACATAGAACAGCAGTTGGACAAATAAAACGAGCGGGAGCGGTTCACGAACGAGCCGTTCCCGCTTTTGTGTTTAGGAGGTATTCAGAATGAGCAACAGCACGCTGGTGGATTACACAAAGATTTCACCGAATAAGACAAGCCCGCGCAATCACAAGATCGACACGATCACAATTCATTGCGTTGTCGGGCAATGTTCCGTTGAAACGCTTGGAAACATCTTTGCGCCGACTTCAAAACAGGCAAGTTCAAATTACGGCGTAGGCGTTGACGGGCGTATCGGAATGTATGTCGAAGAAAAGGATCGTTCGTGGTGCAGTTCAAACGCGGCGAACGATAACCGCGCAATCACGATCGAGGTTGCAAGCGACACGACACACCCTTACGCGGTGAACGCGAAAGCATACGCCGCCCTTCTTGACCTTGTAACGGATATTTGCCGCCGCAACGGGATCAAGAAACTTGTTTGGTCTACGAGCAAGAACGAGCGCGTTAATCATTTGAACGGTTGTAATATGACGGTTCACAGAGATTACGCGAATAAATCTTGTCCGGGGGATTACCTGTACGAAAGGCACGGTGCGATCGCGGCAGAGGTAAACAAGAGGCTGGGCGCTTCGGCGGCGGAGCCGGAAACGCCTTCTTCCGGAACAGGTACGCTTTACAAGGTGCAGACGGGCGCGTTCAAGCAGAAATCGAACGCACAGGCGCTGGAAAAGAAGTTGAAGGCGGCGGGCTTCGATACCTACGTCGTGAATACGGGCGGCTATTACAAAGTACAGGTGGGAGCATTCAGCAAGAAGGCGAACGCCGAAGCAATGCTTGCAAAGCTGAAAGCGGCGGGATATTCTGACGCATTTATCACGACCGGAAGCGGCGCGACGGCGGCTTCCGTGAAGGTGGGAAGCAAGGTTCGCTTGAAGCAGGGCGCGAAAACCTACAACGGGAAAAGCCTTGCTTCCTTTGTGTATAACCGCGCTCACATCGTAAAGGAAATCAAGGGCGATCGCGTCGTGATTACCTACGGCGGCGTGGTTGTCGCGGCGGTGAAACTGTCCGATTTGACGCTTGTTTAATACACGGGATCGCACGCGCGCGTTTCTAATTGCACGCCGTGCGAATTCGTGCAATGAAAGGGGGCAATTATGAAGCTATTTTCAAGGCGCGGCAAGCGCCGAAAGAAAATTCTTGCCGACGAACGTTTCGCAACGAAAACCGTTATTGCAATCGGAGTTACAACAGCGATCTTCATTGCGGCGCAGTACGTTTCTTTCCTCATTACAGGGGTTGAACAAACAACGCTTATTACGTACTACTTTTCCGCCGTCGTGATCGAATGCGGCGCGCTGATGATGAAACGGATTTCTGAAATTATCGTCGCAAGGGTAAAGAAGAAAGAAAAAATCGAACCGGAAACGGATACAGACGAAAGCGAGGTTTTATAAATGATTGATCTTACGCCCATTATGGAAGCTATTATCGCGCTTGTTACGGCGGTGATTACCGCGTTCGTGATCCCTTGGCTGAAAGGCAAGATCGACGCGGACAAGCTGGAAAAGATCAAATTGTGGGTAACGGTTGCCGTCGAAGCCGCCGAACAGCTTTACAAAGGGAGCGGGCGCGGCGAAGAGAAGAAAGCCTACGTCGTGAAGTTCCTGAAGGAAAAGGGCTTTACCCTTGATCCGGACAGCTTAGACAAGCTGATCGAAGCCGCCGTTTTCAATCTTCCGGAGTATATCGGACTGATTGAAACCGAAGGCGAAACAAATACAGACTAACACCGAAAACGCCGCCCGCGTCCCCCTTTCCGCGTCGCGGCTTTCGGCGGCGGGTTTTCCCGCTGACACAAAAATTCCCCGCGAGGGCTTCACGCCTTCGCGGGGCTTTTTTTGTTGGTCTATTCATTCGGATTGTTAGGCGTTTCCGAACCGGAAGCGGCGGTTTTGCCTTTGATAAGGTGATACAGCTTTTTACAGCCTACCGCAATTCCCTTGAACAGATAATAATAAATCTTGTAGAACGCCAAAAGCATAAAATAAAGAAGCCAGCCCGCGCCGATAATCATATACCACATACAATAAAACACAGCGGCGAAGAGCATAGCGCAACACCATAGCGGGGCGTTGCGCTTATTTACACGGACACCGAAGCCCAGCCGGAAACCGGACATTCGTTTCAACGTCTTTGTAAAGCCGACAAACATAGAGCAAATCCCCCTTCAAATTGTAAATTTTCAAGGCAGAATTTACCCATTCTGACCTTTAACACAATTATACCGCCTTCGTGCGATAAAATCAAGAATAAAGCGGAATATTTACACACCGTTTGCAAATAATCAGAATGAAGAGGGATCGCGCGGCTATGAAGATATATGATTACAACGGAAAGAAGAACATTTGCGGCGAC